AGAAGGGTCGGGGGTGTCCTTGGCCTATCAAAAAACCTACCCCCCTTACTGCTATTGCAACTGGAACACAATACTTGCAAGTTACTAGGGTTATCGTCTCCACCGGCTATGCGTGGCACTATGTGGTCAACGCTAAGGCGTTCATCTGACCCGCACATCTGGCAACATCCATCTCTTCTGATGATCTGTTCCCTAATCTTGCGCCACTTGTTAGAGCTACCAGTTCCTTTAAGACTTGACATAGATATGCTCTAAACAATGACGGCAATAAGCGTAATGAATATGTTCATAACTAAGTCCATTATAACGATGGCCTAATAGCCAACAGAATCTCCCTCTTAATGCCATCCTTTATCCTTCCAATGCTTCCATGCTTTGCATGTATCGCCTTGATATCTATGATCTATATATTTAAGTCCATAGTGTATCTGTTCAATAGGTGACTTGTCCTTAACGATTGGGTTCTTCAGTTGTAATAGTCCATAAACATAACTTTTGGTTGGACTATCAAGGTTGCCTACTGCTTTATGATTCCAAGCAGATTCTTTACCTATAAGCCTTGATAGGCATTTAGCTTCTCTTTTATCTAATGTAAATCGTACATAATCTTTTGGATCAATTGCTTCTATTGAGCCACTTGATGCGTGACTCATTGGTAAGCATAGAGATATCCCAATAACGATTGCTACCGGGCGGGCTATCCGCTTAAGCGCCCGCCCTGAGCCCCTAAGGGCTCTAGCCAAGAGTGTACCGAGGGTGTCAAGCATGTGTATAACTTGGGCGTGTCCTGAGCGTAGAGTGATGTTTTGTACCCTACTTATCCACAGGTGTGCATAACTATTTATCTGTAGAGTAGAAACCGCTTCCCTTAAATTGGATACCTGGAACGCTATAAATCTTCTGCATCGAGCTATGACAGAACTGGCATTTTGGATCATGTGGTTCATTGATTGAGAACTCCTTCTCGTACCGCAAGTTGGCCTCGCAGTCTTCGTTGGTACATTCGAATTCATATATAGGCATTAGTTCAGCCCTGACAAGTGCGGCATGGCACATCCTCTAACTTCCACGATCCACATTTAGTGCATCTCTCAGGAACCAATTCTACCGAATCTTTCTGTATATCGCCGTAACCGGCTTGTAGAAGTAGTTGGACAAGATCACCAAACCTCATAAACGCGAGATACTCAGGAACGGCTTCCTGTGAATCCCCTTGTCCGTTCATTCTGGCCACCACGAAATACGGCTCCTTACCTGCACTCCGCTTAGCTGCTTGTCTCAACCACTCCATTGGCGAGAATTGACTACGACTTTTAACTTCGCAGTCATAAGGGACATTGATTATGTCCTTACCGTTTCCTCGCTGCACCGAAGCCCCAGGCCACCATTGGGATAGATATTCCGCAACGCTTCTCTCTGACTTGAATCCCCGATGCTTTCTGCTCTGTGACATGGATTAGGTCATGCCTTTCCAGCAGAATTTATTGTGTGGCATGTATTGCATGTCCACTCTTTATTGATCCATCGATGTCTAATCTGATTCCAGGTTGGAACCGAATTGCACATCTGGCAGATTAACTTATAGCCAAGCTCTTCAAGTGCCTCAGCATTAGCTCGAAGGTTGGCTTCTTCTTCTTCGCTTGGGAATGACTCCCATTCGTTATCTTGGTTCAAGAATTGAATATGTCCCATTAGCGTTTCACCTGTGGCTTCCATTGTCCGGTCTCTTTATCAATTTCGTACCAGATTGGGTCGCATCGCTCTGCATCTCCTAAAATCTGAGCCATACACTTCCACATGCCCCAAGGCTTGTTGCCTGACTTAGAAGTTCCGGTCTTCCAGACACGGGCACCATGAATGCAACTCTCGTCTACTGGAGTGCCACCAAGGACACCCTTGACCATTTCGACTGCTGCTTCCAATGTCTGAACTGGTGCTGCTGGCGCTACTGTCCATGGATCATCTTCCTTTGGTACTGGGATATATTCCTTTGATGTATCAGCCATTTTAGCCTTTACTTCTTCGACCTTAGCCTTTACTTGTTGGCTTGCAGCAACTTTTGACATTTCTTCACGCGATGCTCTCTTTCCTTTAGTAGCATAGCCTGCATTTGCGAGTGCGCGGCCAATCGCACTTGTTTCGCAATTTTCAAGAGCGGAAGTAGCATTAACTCCACGCCCCTGTACTGTCTCCTCAGCAAGGCCAGTCGTCCAAGGCCTAGGGTCAGCCTCAGTTCTATAGATACTAGCTTCAACGATATATTGAGAAGAACTAGAACTAACAAGCTTCGTATGTATTTGGCCATCTGGGTGATCCTTCCAAAACTTAATAAGGCGTTCTTCGACTGTCTCGTAATCATCTAAATTAAACATATAGTTCATTCTCCTCGGTGTGAAGCTGCGCAGCCAGGCTGGTATATGCCACTAGGTCTACATAGGTATCTGTTTTAGCACTTTCCATTGATCGTGCGATTTTGACCAACGCCATACACATCGCGACTTGGTAATCGTTAATTGGGACTTCCAGATAGGCACTCCAGAGTGAGGCCGTGCGCTGCATGTTGTCACTCGGATGACCATAATCCGCTCCTCTATCCTGAATAGTGGCTCTGGCTTCGTTGAGGTAATCACGGGCGTTCATCGATTAACCTGGTGTTGAGTCTGAGCCTTAATAAGGCGGCGGGCATTAATCTTGCCCTGAATCTTGCCGTGTTCATGTCCCTTGGCATACCCGATTAAGAATCCAGGTAATGAACCAATAAGCATTGAAAGAATAACTATGTGATCGTGGTTAGTAATCATCTTGCTCCCTTCGCGCCGTATTTCGGCACTAAGAGAAAGTTACCCTAGTGGAAGCTCTACATCGACAAGATTTTGATAACGAAACGGTAACAATTCCACTTCATCAATAGCCTTATCTAGGCTGTAGTCCAGGTCACTTTCGCGGCCTGCCATAGACCTTCCCCTGAACAATGAAAGTGCCATTCTTCTCGATATTGATAAGATCGACTTGAACCGTAGAACCTTGAACATACATAATCGCAAAGGCCTGCTGCCAGTTGGCCGTTCCTTTGGTATATGAAGCCTGTTTGAAGTCCATAAGGTTTCCTACCTCGACACCATGCAAAACACGCCCTAAACGGCCACCAGAGGCCTCTGAGAAGGCGCTGCGCCCGGCTCTGTGAGTATGTCCTGAAATGACATTCTTGCCGTGTCTACGGGCTGCTTCAAGGGCTGAAAGGCCACCTAGATTCTTAATAGGCGTGTGGTCTCCATGAACGGCTATCCAACCTGGAGCGATATTCATAGGGTTCTTATGAAAGGTAATTCCTAGTTCATCGAACTTCATAAACTTCTCGAATCTCAGCTCCGGTAAAGATAAGAAACTAGGAATCTTCTTCATGATGATGTTATAAAGTCTATCTGTGTGGTTGCTTCGGATGCAGTCAGTAACACCCAATTCCCAGAGCAGGTCGACGCATCTGTCACGATCATCGCCAAGGCTCTGCTCATAGGCTTGAGGGGTTCCCTCACTCCACTTGCTAATAGTTTGGAAGTCAATCTCGTCTCCGATTGTGACCGTTTGGTCTGGCTTAAACTTCTGTAGGAATCTTGCTATGTTCTGAGTTACATGGACATCCTCGAAGGGAACCTGTAAATCGCTCAGAATAACGATTCTTTTCATTTAGTCCTCGTCGTCATCCTCATAGGGGATATTGTCTATTCGATTAGGCAAGTTAGGGATAAGCCAGTCTGGGAATGAGTCACGATCTGAAAGAATCCAGAACGCATGAGTTTCAGAGAATCCAGCCTTACGCAAAGCCTTATAGAACTCATTAAGAGCGATGGCATAAGCATCTAAAGCGTTGTAAGTGTCTAAGTCTATGACTGGTCTTTTTCTTGCCATGAGATAAGTGTTACTTACCTAACAAGTCGATGATTGTATCGACACGCGCTTCTAGTCGAGAAACCTGATCTTTAAGGCTTGAGCCGGAATTAGGCTTGAGTTCTGATAGGTAATGCTTAATCATGAACTGGACATAAGCTGCTACGCCGCCAAGAACTGTAATAATCGCAACGGCAATAGCTGCGAAGTCCTGCGCGGTCATTTCTTAGGAGATGCGTAACCGAATACGCCAGCAACTATAGAACCAAGGATTGAGCGATAGTCCAACGCAAAGTTAGATGTAGTTCCCCATACTGCTAGGAACGCTCCGAGTGAGACTACTGCTGGATGCTTCATATTCATTTAGTTCCGCCTATCATTGGGATATTAAAGAACGAACCGTCTGTATCGCCCTTTGAAGTGAATGAGATATGACAATGATGAGTGTGCTTATTAATCCCATCATAAGTACGCCAGCGCCAAGACTTCTTAGCTGATGCGATTTTGCCATTGAAGATGATGTAACTAATTCTCTTGTCAGACTTTGCGCAGAGTCGTATCTGATCTGCAAGGTCAGGCATGAGGTCTGGCTTCTTCTTCCCAGCCAAATCCCGGTCAATATCAATGGCTCTGACGATACCTTTTGCATCAGGATTGTGGTCAGAAGTACGCGCTGAATGACGGACATCGCCAATCCAGCCATCTGAGGTTCTATCTCTGTCTGGGTAAGAATCATCAATCTGAAGCCTTAACTGTTGTCCGGCCTTGCATAACTTTGGGGTCATGCCAGTAAAAGTTGAGCTTCTTCTGCCGTAATGCCAAGACGATTTAATAAAGCCGCTTTAGCCTCTGCCTTGGTTTCTGCCTGAGTTTTAAGATTTTCAATTACTACTTCACAATGAGCCAAGATTTCCTCATTGGTTGGGCGTGCAGCTTTAGGGTTATGCCATTCTAAAGTTGAAAGGTCATCCGCTGAAAATGAAAATTCTGATTCTGGGCTTAATTCCTTAATTGCCTGAACAATAATTTTAGTTTCCATTTATGCACCAATTTCCATAAGAGTGATTACTGAAGGTGAACTTGATACTTGGTAAGTAACGCTTCCCGCTGTATCGCGAACCTTACCTTGCGTTTTGTAGGTAGTTGATGATGTGGTTGCTGGACTGTCTAGATAGATAAGTGGCACCATTCCATTTAATTCAATTTCTGAACTACCTAAAGCATAAAGGGTGCCGGCTGTATTATTATTTGTTGTTGTATAAACCGCTGAGCTACCTCTGAGAATTTGCATAGCGTGGCCTTGTTGATTTGCATTTCTATACAAACTGTATTGCTGACTGATAATAACTAAAATTTTTGATGTTGATGCGGTTGGTGTAATAGACAAAGAAAGACCTGTATCGGTGAAAGATGATGATGATATTGCTGTAGATGTTGAATAAGTCGCTGAAACTACTTGGAGAACTTTTCCACCACCAGCAGGTGCAGCCCATTTAACGCCAGTTGCCTCAGCTGAATCAGCTGTAAGAATGTAGCCGTTTGTTCCAACCGCTAAACGCGCTGGAGTGTCGGCTGCTGTTGCAACGATAAGATCACCCTTAGCATCAACGATAGCGTTCTGGATAGCGTTAGAGTCATCTTGAGCCACCCAAGAGAAATCAAGGTCTGTACCTGACGCCTTGGCTAATACTTGTCCTGTAGTGCCGCCTTTAAGGTCTACTAGAGCTGTGTCAATATCTTGGCCAAGTGCAGCAATAGCGGTAGCGCCATCCTTTACAAGGTCTGTCGACTGAGGGATATCCCACCCAAAGTTCGTGGTTGTTGTTGCCATTACGCTACTACTCCTATCGCATTTAGCCAGGTTAGGCTGGTGTTAAGTGTGTTCCAAGTCTCCGCTGCATTTACCTGTTCCCATTTTACCGCAACTTGGGAGAAGTTTATCGGAGAAGCGTTGAAAGTCAGGTTTAGATTATTAAGGCTTGCCCTAAATGTCCATCCCTCGATGTAACCTTGGAATGAACCAAGGCTGATATTAGGCGGTAGATTCTGAATCCAGACTGGTTGGCCTAAGAAGATGTTTAGCAAGGCATCTCTATCAGCATCGTCAATTTCAGGGTTTCCAAGAGCGAAAGTAATGCTCTGGAATTTAGGATAAGGATTGGCTCTAAGCTCGATATAACGATCTGCCAAGGCTTCAGCATCGCTAGTGTTCTTTATCCGTGAAGTAAAGGATTCTGCATAAGTTCCGTAAAGAGATTGGCTTGTGGTGTCCTGGGCTACATAAGACTGGTTGCCATTGTTATCGTAAATGATGTTGAAATAGTTTCTAAGGTCTCCAGCGCGAGTAGTCGCAGCTAATCCCAGTCCATTGGCATGGTTGGCATCAAGAGTAGTGTAGCCATTAGCCGCTAAGTAATCCTGGCGATGAGTCTGGTCTGCATAGCCGATATTGCCGTTTGCATCTTCATAGAGAACGCCAAAGGCTGAGTTAGCGATATCTGTGCAAAGTGAATAAAGGTCTATCTTGCTCGATGATCTAGAGATAAGTACATAATCACCTGGTTGGTCAATGTCTCCTAACCCGATATTTACGGCATTAGCCCAGGTCTCTGTAGGATCATAATTAGCCCAAGTCTCAGCAGCTGAAACCTGATTCCATTGGCCTAAAAGATAACCTGATAAAAGACTGTAAATCTGGTCTCCATCATAATCTTGAGACAGGATTCCATTATCAATAATTTTAGGTAATTTAGACAATGCGCCAAGTGCTGTAATGGTTGCTGTAGTGGTATATCCAAGGCTTCCAGCTTGGTTAACGGCAATAGTAAAATCTGATATTAGACCGCCAAAGATAGGAACATAATCGCCGCTTGAATCTGTTACTTGAACTGAAAGGCTAGTTCCTACCGTAAAGTCGTAAGAACTGTTGTCAAAATTAATTAACTGTAACTGGCAATAGCCCGCTACTGGCTGTTGGTTAATATCGGTACGCCCAGAAGTTACCGTTAGATTGGCAATAGTAACATCGGTTACTTCGTAGCCATCTACCTGAATCTTATAGGCTGGAGTCCATGCGGTCATACAAATACAAGTCCTGAACCGCCAAGGGTTCCTCGAGCTGAGGAGTCATTAAGAATAGTTACAATCTGGCGAGCGGTTGACTCGCTATCGATTGCACCATTAACGGTGATGTTAGTAGTCCCGGCACCTGCTGCAATATAGCGTGGAAGTGTAGGAGTCTGTAATGGCGCTGAAGGAGCGATTGGAGCGGCTGGTGATACTGCGCCGGTTTCAAATGAAGAAGTCACGAAGTTCTTAACTGCTGAACCAGCGTTCTTAATTGCATCGATAAGGTCTTTAATTTTAGAGACTTTATCTACGAAGTCTGCAAAGAGATCAATAATGCCCGCGATTGTCTTGCCGAGAGCCTTGAACGCCAAGCCAAGAGTCTCTCCAATAACAGGCGCTAGATAGTCCTTAGCGAAGTTATAGATAGCCTTCATGAAACCATAGAAAGGCTGAAGTTCATCATTGTTACGAGCTAATGATTCCTGGACTGAATTGAAGGCAGATCGTAGGCCATTAATAATTGGCTGGATAACCTTCATAACTGGCTGAAGCTTCTCGCCAAGGTTAGAAGTAAAGTCTTGAATTGCCGGAATAACCTGCTTAACGATGATATTAACCATTGGGGTAATCGCATCGAGGATGTAAGCGCCTACGGTCTCTTTACCTTCATCAAAGGCAATCTGAAGGCGTGTTAACTTGCCTTGGAATGTGTCTGCCTTGGTAGATGCCTGGTTCTCAAAAGTGTCTGCAAGTTTGGCTGTTATCTGATCCATGCTCATGGTCTTCAGCTGAGCGGAAGTGAGTCCAATGCCTAACTTAGAAAGCGCGGCTGTATTTCCTT